GTTATATCATTAAAAACATCTTTGGTGACACCTCCTACATCTTGAGCCAAATAATCAATACCATCGTGTGATTTCCTCTTAATACTGAATTTACTTATTGGGAAAAAGAACAAGTTAACATTATCTTCTTTCCTTAATCTAATATATTCATCGAATAATGATTTCAATGGAGTACGGGCATCTATTGTAAGTTCTAATATATAATCACCATAATTCACAATATTATAAACACGTTTATAATGATTATAAATATAAGTACTTATCATAGACTTGAGTTTGCGAATATTTTTTACATTTGCCTCTAATACTCCAATATCTACATTGTCTTTTAGAGAATAATAATTACATGTCTTTATCATATCTTTCGCAAATTGTTGCATATTATTATCTGTTTCTAGAAATTTGTATTGATACTTACATGGATATTTTTGCTGTTGAAATTCTATTGGATCTGAATTATCTATACTCGCTATACTTCTTTTAGAATTTGATAAAGATTGATAAGAATTGTCTTTCTCGAGCGAATTGATCATTTCTTCATAATACAGTTTTTGCTTTAATTCTGGATGTATGTTTGTCATGAATATTAAAGAATATTTATATGCGTCATTTATACTAGCTATATATATATCAACAGTATCTTTGTTTATTTTTTTTCCATTAACAACATTAGGTTTTTTATAAAATAGAAATCCAAAATTTAAATACAATTCTGTATTGAAATCATATAGAATAAATTTAGTTTCTTTAAAAACTTTTTTAACAAGCTTCCTGAACTCATTAATTTCATATTTGTCATCGTTAAAAAACTCATGGTTAAATGATATTTTGTAAATTATACCATATAATAAAATCTTAAAAAAATGCTTATAATTTATAGGAGTATATTTATCAACATATTTTTTGGCGATAGGTGAGTAAATAAGTGTATCGTCGTTATTTTCTATTGTCTTACTCACCCATTCTTTGATATTAGCTCTACTATAATAGGGTGGGTTCCAAGTTTCATTTTGACTATCGGCAACAACTCCAATTAAGGTATTAAGTTTAACAATTGCTTTTACATTAGAGTTTTCAAAAAGTTGTTTAGTTTTTGCTTTCATTTTTTCTTTTTTACTTAAAGTTTTGGAAGCATCTGATACTAAATGAGATTTGGACGGCAAAGATGTATTATCTTCTCTTATGACATCAAGTGTCTCACATGCTTTTGATATAAGAACATTATAAGAACCAGGTGATATTGCTTTAGGGTTCTTTATTTTTTGGTCAGCAAACATAGTACCATTGCTATTCTTCCATTCTTCACACAGAAAAGGATTTTTTTTGATTTTTGATAAAATATTGTTATATTTTTTTTTTATTTCTGCTTTACTCATTATGTATGAATTTCTATATGAAGTTAATATAAAAAACTCATATACATTACCAGTTTTACATATTCAAAAGATCACATATTTTTTAAGCAAATTGATGTAAACTAAAAAATAAATTATATAGACAACATTTATTGTGATAATATCATGTATTTAAGATGGATTTTTCAATATTGTTCTTAGTAATTTTTTTTGGATGATTCCTCTTTTATATCTTGTTGTAGCTTTGCTTCATCATACACTTCATTTAAGATATCCTTAAGATGTTGGACAGTATATGTAGATTCTAGATTTATTTTCTGCTGAAAATGATCAAGCATTGCTCTAGTGATATAGACATCTGTCATATTATTCAAATAATTTGAAACATAAATTAGCAGAACATAATCATTTTTTATGATATTGGGATTATTTAATATAGGTAGCATTTTGTTTATGTTGAGAAGAATCCAATAATTTTATAAAATAGTTCTTTGAAATAGATTCTAATAAGAACTTTTGAATAACAGAAGAACGCAGTTCTGGGCGAACGACATCTATGTACAAAACAACTCTTTTGTAAGGTGTGTCATTACGAACATAATGATTATACATATCATCAAATAATACACCTTTACCCTCTTTCCATTCGTATTTAACATCACCACATACTATGAATGGTCTTTTATTTTTGTATTCTGGTATTATGTATCCCAAGTGATAACGATAAAAACCTTTATAATATCCAGTATGTTGAGGAATATCAACATAACCATCGAGGATAGAAAGGAAAACATTTGAAATGTATGGTTTATTAATTATATCAAAAAGAACAGGACATTTTGTTTGTAAATTAGGTATTTTTATATCATCAAGTACTTTAATATATAATGCTCTCCAACATTTATCTTCAATATTATTACCAATTGTAAAATTTGGGTTGTTTCTTGCTATACATTCTATATTATTATATGAATAGTATAATGTATCTAATTCTTTTTTGATATCAGAGTTATATTTAGACTCTAATTCTTTATTTTCTTTAAATACATCATTTATATTATCTATGAATGGAGGATTATTAAATATAAGTAAAAGATAAAGATTATAAATTGCAAGTATTGGATATAACAATATATATGGCATTGCCAGATTTACAGCAATTAATAGTGATTTGATGATGTAGTGATAGTTTGAATTATATACATATATTGTATTCAATATGAAAAATAAAAGTACAAATATTTTTAACAATATATTCATAATAGGGGAATTAATAGTAAAATGATAATGTAGTATTGTTTTATTTAAACCAATATAATCAAATATTGTTGATAATAATAAACTAACTATTTCGTGCACAAATGCAAGTATACTACATATGTACATAATGTTATATATTATGTTTATTTTCATTTTAATTAATACAGTATATAATTATTTTATTCATCCAAATTAAGATGACAAACATATTTGATCTACCTTGATAAAACTGTTATGGTAAAATCTTCTTTAGGCGTGATAACGATATTGTTGCCTATAAAATTGATTGTATTATCACTCAAAGATATACCAGTCACAATAGATCCTGGTTTAATATCCGATATAGTATTCAATGCATAATAGGAAGAATACATCATATATGACACTCCTTGTAATACTTTCGCAGAATTGTAAGATACTGTAATAGATAGTGAATATATCAATATGTTAACGGAAGCTTCACTTAGTGCTTTAACTGTCACATCAAATACTCTATAATAATTTCCTATAGTATCAATACTTAATTTATAAGAAACATTTGAAATATTATATGTCTTTACAGAAGTTGAGAAATTGACTTCTTTTCTCCATATAGATATAGAGTCGCTCAATCTAACCTGAACATCATTTATCCAATTTGAAGTGTTTACAAATTTATTGTCATATATTTCAACGACACCATCAACTCTTGTGGTCATATCATTTGTTTGCGTTTGCAGGACATTACTTGTCAATGTGATCGTATCAGATAGTTTATTAACTTCGCTACCGACGTAATAGTCGTCAACTAATTTTGTATAACTAGGTGTGTATATATTCGCATTATTTACAGATATGGCAAAGTCTGATACATTTAGTTTTCCAATATAATCTGTACTAGAACGACAACCAATAATATTCTCATAAGCAGGATATGCTACTAATTCAATTTCATCAATTCTCAAGAAATATTCTTTGTATTCTGGTGGTTCTTCGAACAATATGAAAACATTATCTGGAACATCCGCACTTGAACTAGCATACACTGAATTTATTACAATTAAATAGTTTTTATAAGCCTTATTATTTGTAATAGGTATATCATATGATAGATTAAATATTCTAGATGTTCCAAATTGTGTAAAACTTTTAGATGATATGGTACAAATATTCTGCCAATTTTTCGCATCGTTACTAGCAAATACTTTGAAGGCTTTTGGTGCATTCACTGGATTAGTATAATCTGGTATCGCTAAATGTATCATGGAAAACGATTTAAGCATTATAGGTTCATTCAAATCAAAACGCACAAATTCCCCATAATACAATTCAGTATGATGTGGTATAATGCTTGTATTAACATTCAATGTCCATACATTATCATAATATGACATAAATGAATTGTATTTAGATGAAATAAAAACACCGTCGGTGCTACTAAATCCACCATTAGTCATCCATTTTGTGGTTTCATAAGTATCATAATTTCCATCAAAAAGGTTAGTTGGATTATTGTCTAAAGCAATAGGGAGACCCGAAGAAATATTAACGACGTTTAGTTGATTTATATTATATGGATCAATAAAAGGACCGGATACAATGCTATCAAAGTTTGATGTATAGTTATTTATTTTTATGGTACCAGTATATGTCGCATTGCTTGTAATATACCAAGATACGTAGTTCCAATCATTTTGTAAAACCTCTGATCCAGATGTGGTATACACGTTTGTATCCTTTATTTTGAATACAAATTGCGAACCAATAGATGATATACTCAATGCGTCTGTGCCAATTGTATCAACTGGTGTTTTATTTTTGATGGTAAATATATTACTACTGTAATTGAGTGTTAATTTAAACCATCCAGATATGACGATATTATCATAAATATCCCAATTATCATCTGCCAATGTTGCATATGCGCGTGTGTAAAAAAGCATACTGTTTCTGCCATCATTTAGATCATATAATGCGTTGTTGTAATTTGTCAAAGATCTATCATGCAAACTATGGTCATGTAATAAGGTAGTCTTACTAATGAATTTATAATACGCATAATAATTTAATATTGCTGTGTTATTTGGATGTGATATTCTCACAGCATCATGGTATATATGGACATTGTTATGTTCAATATAATCTACATTGGAAGTCCATAATTTTGATACATCTGATTTTGAGGTGGCTTCTGAAAATGCTGTAGAAGTTTGTATAGGTGTGACCCATCGTATAATTAATATACCTTGTTGGCCATTTGTCTTATTAGATTCTACACTATCACCTCCTATGCCACCACCACCATAATAATTGTATCCTAAACCGTTATTTCCTATAACACTTTTATTTGAAGCATCATCTGATGATGAAGTTTTACCTCCTCTGCCACCACCACTGTAATATAATTCAGTACCTGTAATGTTAATTGGTTTACCATTTCCTCCACTTCCTGCTGTGCGAGTTATAATACTTCCTGAAGTAGCAGAAGTAGCATTTGTACCTGTGCTGCCAGCGCCACCACCACCACCACCCACGCTAACACCACCAGCTGATATACCATTTCCACCATTGTAACCTTGATCAAGTATGCCATTACCTCCATTAACTCTACCATCAAGAAGACCACCACCACCACCACCAGATCCACCATTATATTCATTATTTTCAATTGCTTTTCCACTTCTACCACCTCCACCACCCTTAGCAGTGTATAATATTCCTGTATCATTTGAAAACACAGTATCTCCTCCTTGTGTGGCGCCAGGAGCGTCATCATTTCCTCTATCTACAGCACATGATCCACCTTTGCCAATGGTTATATTATATGTTCCATTCAATTTTATTCCTTGTTTATATGTAACACCACCACCACCACCGCCACCACCACCATCTCTGCCACCACCGCCACCACCAGATACGACCAAAATGTCACATGTTGTTTCTTGTGTAAAATGAATTGTGTTAACACCAGTAATTGAAGTGAACTCATAATAGTAATCATTTCCTGAAATCAATTTAGGAATCATATTTCCCGTTCCTTTATCAACAATGGTTGGTTGGACTTGTGTTAGTGTATATGACGGAATATCAATTTTTCCATAATAAACATGAACGTCACCATAAGATATATTATCAGCATTTCCAATCCAATAACTACCAGTCGAAATGAAATTAGATATTTCAATATTTTTAGAAGCTACCCATGCAGTTATTGTATTTGATGTAGATACGACATAGTTAGACATATTGCTATCTTTGGTGTTCAATAGTGTGCTAATAACATTGGAGTTCCATGCTACATAGTTTGACATATTGAAATTACAACTATTCAACAATGTACTAATGACATTAGAGTTCACACTAACATAGTTAGACGTATTGCTATCGCGATTATTCAACCATGTACTAATGACATTTGAGTTATAATTAACATAGTTTGACATATTGAAATTACAACTATTCAACAATGTACTAATGACATTAGAGTTCCCGCTAACATAGTTAGATATATTGCTATCGCGACTATTCAACCATGTACTAATAGCATTAGAGTTCTCACTAACATAGTTAGACATATTGAAATTACAACTATTCAACAATGTACTAATGACATTAGAGTTCCCGCTAACATAGTTAGATATATTGCTATCGCGACTATTCAACCATGTACT